AGTTTGAAGGAACTGGCCTTGGAAAGTGTAAAACGATTTGAGAAGAGCGGTGAGTTTTTCTCGGACCAAATGCGTGAACTTGAGTTTATTCGTAAAGCACTGGAGACTATCGATGACTGACCAACACCCCATCACCCCACCACCAGAGTTGGTGCAGCAGTGGCGAGAGGCTCCCGAGTTTTTTGAGTTGTCTCCGTGTGCGTTGGTGACTGTCACCACCACCAAGCTGCAAGACATTGCTACTCAATCCGCTCAATGGGGCGCAGATCAGGAGCTGGAGGCGTGTTGTGAGTGGCTGATACTGAATGGTTACGGATCGGCCACCAGCAGACTCCGCGACGCCCGCCGCCCCAAGCCGCCGAGTTTGAAGGAGCAGGCGCTTGAAATAGTGAGGGGAACTCCAGTCAACAGCGCCGGACTTTATTCCTATGAGCACGTAGAAATCATCCGCCGCGCACTGGAGCAACTCGATGATTGACCACCCCATCACCCCACCACCCGAGCTGGTAAGGCAGTGGCTGCTGGAGTATTACGGCGGCGATCTTGGCGAAGTGAGCCTTGAGGAGATGTACGTCTCTAGGTGCGCTGCCCAATGGGGTTACGAGCAGCACGAAAAGATGTTGCTCGACGCTATGCACTCCGTAGTGCCGCAGCCTTACGAACCAGAAGCCGAGTAGCCATTACCACTTCTATGACTGAACTTGAAATTCCATTCGCGTTGGTGGACCAATGGGACCAGATGCTCAAAACAAAAGGCCATTGTGCAACGTACTGGGCGATTGCCAACTGGGCATACGAAAAGGGACGAGCTGAAGAGCGTGAATCCCAAGCCCAGTAGTCACCTTCGTTAGTAGGGTGGCCGGTGGCTGGTCCTCACGCGGTGTCAGCCTCACCGCAGCCGGCCAGCTACGGACGCCTAGACATTTAACAAAGGTCTAGGCCGCCAGCCTAACCAGCACCAGCCGGCTCCTGCGGTTGTAACGAAATGCGACAGCCCGGCCTTGCGCTTGGGCGGCTTGTGTGCAACACTAAGGGCAAGCCCGCCAAGGCGAGCCCTTTATTACTGATTAACAATGCACGATCCACTTCAAGTCCATTTCGACCGCTCCAAGCTCAGCCCTTGGTATTTCGCCGTTAGCTGGGCTCGCTTCATGCTTGAGCAAAAGATCGAGCAGTACAAAGGCTGGGGATTCACCACCAGCTACGACGAGGCCCAGCTGGAGCGCCTGCTCGACCTAGAACAGTTTCTGAAAATGACTTGGGACGAGCGCATGGAAGCTCTTACCGCTGGCCAAGCTGCACAGGAGGTCCAATGAGCCAGGTACAAAGCATTGAGGAGCTGCGTTTTGAAGGCGACCATCTTGTTGTCGATGCCGTTGTTGACGACATGGTTCTGGTCTATGCGCAGACGCAGCTCGACCCACCCGAGTGGGGGCCTGCCCTGTGCCGAGGCACCCTCTACTTTTCAGATGAAGACTTGATTCCAGCGACCGATGCTGAACTCCGGGCCATGCTCACAGATCGGGTCGACGACTGGACTCCACTCGACACGTCTGATTGGGACGTCTGAAGCTCGTGATCTACGTAACCAAGACGACTACGACGACTGGGAAGTCGGCTTAGAACCCATTCCGGGGGATACGCACTGGGTCCGGGCTCGCACCTTGACCCAGCTTTACCGCCACCTTATTTACGTGTTCGCTACCAGCGACACCATCAGCTCCACTCGACTTGCACAGTTGGCGATCCACGAGATTCTCAAGTTGAGACTCACGGATCTCACCCGGATACGCCAGCAAGATCCCAACTACTTCGCATGACTGACTGGTACGCCGACTACTACCGCCAATCGCGGGGCTACAACGACAACGACTTGCGGGAGCTGCGCAGCGTTCCACGCAAACCATCAACGTATGTGCCGGACGTGTTTAAGCACAGGTTTGCTGATCCAGCTGAGTACGATGCTTGGGTCGAAGAGCGCCGCCGCCTCTACTTCGGCTGAACTTGATCCAATCCCGAATGACTGAAAACTCAATGGTGCCCTTCTACCGCTCCTATCTGCTGGGCGGGAAGATGGTCTACCTAGACAAGCTCTCGGAATTGTCCGATGGCGAGCTGAACATGCTCAACATCGAGACAATGGCCTCACTGGAGGAGGCTCGCCGCGATTACGAGGCGGTCGAGAACAAGCAAAGCGAGGAAGGCGGTTCGGTCTATCGCCGCCTAAAGGTGGCTGGTTATTTCCAGGCCGCCATCAAGCTAGAGCTTCAAAACTGACCATCCCCTACTACACTGCACCCGTTCTTACTCATGAGCATGTACGTCCTCTCTGAATCCCAGTTCGATCAAATCACCAAAGCACTTGAAGCAGCACGGTTTGCACTGGAGACGTCCCAGCACGTGCAGCTGGACCTGACCAAGCCCAAGCAGACCATTCCCCTGCCTGCTGGCGAGAAGCTTGTACGTACATCAGACGTACAAAAGGCCAAGTCTCAAAGTAAGACTCGTAAGTCCAGCCACAAGGGACAGCGTGGTGTGGCGGTGTTGACTGAGGCCAAGGTGCTGGAGATCAAGCGCCAGTTGGCTGCTGGTGGTAAGTCGGTGGTCAAGATTGCTCGGGAGTTTGGTGTTCACGCCACCACCATCAACTGCATTAAGTGGGGCAAGACCTGGAAGAACGTTCAGCTCCAGCAGCCGGCAGCTGTTGTGGTGGTTGACTGATGGGTGGGATCTTGTGTGACCACGAGATCCATAACTTGGCGCGGCGGGGCTTGGTCTCGCCGTTCCAGGCGGAGCTGGTGAATCCCGCGAGTCTTGATGTGAGACTCGGTGAAAATCTGCTGGTAGAAGTGCCGGAAGTGCCTGCGTTACTTCCGCTCAGCATTGCTGGGCATACGCAGGAAAAGCCGTTCATGCTCCAGCCGCATGAGTTCGTGCTCGCCGAAACGGTGGAGGAGTTCGAGCTGCCTGACAGTGTTGCTGGGCAGCTGGCTCTCAAGTCGTCTCGTGCTAGGGAAGGGATTGAGCATCTTTTGGCCGGGTATATCGACCCCGGTTACAAAGGGCGGCTAACGCTGGAACTGCAAAACGCTAGGTCCATGCACGCTGTGCCGTTGTGGCCGGGGATGCGGATCGCGCAGATTGTGTTCCACAAGATGTCGATGCTGCCCGGCAAAAGCTATTCGCTTACAGGTCGTTATCACGGCGACACTGCTGTTCAGGGTTCCAAGGGATGAGCGATCCAGTTAATTCTCCGGCGCACTATGCGTCTGGGAGCGTCGAGGTGATCGACGTGATTGAGGATTGGGTGAAGCACGCGCCCGATGCTGTCGTTGGTGGTCTGCATTGGCAGGTCATCAAATACGTCAGCCGGGCGTGGCTTAAGAAGGATCCTTACGAGGATTTCTGTAAAGCCCGCTGGTACTTGAACCGCTTGATTAACACCTTGGCGACGGAGCCGTATCAGGACCGATGAGGCATTGGTGGCGGATTGTCGCCAAAGCGTTGGGTGAGAAGGCGCACCAGCACAGCCGGATTGCTGATCAGGTTGCACTGGTGCGTTTTTGTATCTTGCTGGCTTACATGACTACAAACATTTTCATTTGCGCAGGAGTTATTAGGCACTGGAATGGCTGAACATTGCACTCACACTTTCAGAAAAATCATCAACACGCACGTATGGAAACACAAGCCCCACCTGCGTACCTACAGGTTTCGGTGTAGATCCTGCGGGCATCGCTGGAACGTTTACTTCGACAAGGTTGCTAACAAAGAGGTGCAGTTGTCGTTGCGGGAGCTGCCGGTCAACCGCCGCAGGATGACGCCTAAGGAGGTGAAGATGATCCTGGAGGATTGGCGTTTTGATGACACCTTGGCTGAGGCGTTAGGTATTTCGCGCCAGTCGGTTCATTCGATTCGGACTGGGCGGACGTACAAGGAAATGTTTCCTGAGATTCCGCGTCGTCGGTTAAAGCAGCGCCAGCAAGAGGGTAACGGCTGCGTCGCTTGTAAGCACTGGCATAGTGATTACTGCGATCTCGGTATACCCGAAGGCGGGGAGGCTGGATTCTTTAGAGAGTGTTCTTGCTTTTCAGAGTGATGGCAGTTTCGATCAACAGCAGGCCGTGTCAGCAGTGCGGTAAGCACACCACTAATGCAGTGCTTTGTATGAGGTGTTATCGCTCCAGTGCGGCAGGGTTAGAAGAGATTCGCATGGAGCGGTTGCGCCAAAGCTACAAGCCGCAGCAGGATGGGGGACCGTGTAAACAGTGTGTGCATTGGGGAAGGCGGTGTTTGCTGGGACTTCCCGAGGGTGGGACACTCGCGGCGGCGGTACTGTGTTCGGCGCGGGAGGTTGACAGCCTGCTAGAGTAGTAGGGTACAACTTGCCCTACCAGGCTTGGACTTCCATCAAGGCATTAAATACCTCCCCACATTGGAGGGAGCGGCGCTGATTGCGTTCGATTGCGAGACGACACAACTACAGCCCCAGATGGGCGGTATGCGGTTACTGCAATTAGGGGCTCCAGGGAGAATCCCTGTAGTCCTTGATTGTTTTGAGATGGACGACAACGATTGGATAGATGTAGAAGAATTTTTTGCGGAGCCTCGTATATGGGTGGCACATAATGCTGTTTTTGATTTGGCTTGGTTACAGGAATACGAGATTTATCCGGCTGGGCGGGTTTTATGCACCATGCTGGCTAGCCGCATATTCAGTAACGGAATGTTTAAAACAAAGCACGGGCTCCAGCATTTAGCTCAAGACTATCTAATGGAAAAGATATCAAAGGAGGAGCAAAAAAGTGACTGGTCGGGGCACTTAACACTTAGTCAACTGCGATACGCCGCTAAAGATGTTGCGATCCTTCTTGATCTTTACGAGATCTTTTTACAGCATCTTGCCGAGCACACACTCATGACTGCTTGGTATTTAGAGTGCAATGCGTTGCCGGCGATGGCGCAGTTGTGGCGTACTGGGTTGCCGTTTAACGAGAAAGATCTTAAGCAACTGATCGAAGATTTGGATATTGAGCACCACGAGGTTGGCGAAAAGTTTATTGAAGACTTCGATGCTGCGTTGCCTGATGGACATAAGCTTTGCCGTGGTTTGGACGGCAAGCTGCTGTACCAGACAAAGCCTGGCGCTAAAGGTAAGAAGCCGGATCCGAATGTGTTTAACCTCAACAGCCCGGCGCAGTTGTTGAAAAAGTTCACCGCGCTGCTAGGTACTGCACCAATCGACGCCAAGAACGATAAGCCGAGCGCAAGTCGGATGGCGCTTCAGGAATACGTGGGTGACCATAAGGTTGTAGCGGATTATTTGCGGTGGAAAAAAGTAGAAAAGAAGAGGCAGATGGCGGAAACGTTATTGAAGAATTTGGCGAAGGATGGGTTTATTCGTGCCAGCTATATGCAAATGGGGGCTGATACCGGACGGATGAGTTGCATGAGTCCCAACTTGCAACAGATTCCTAGAGATCAGAGATTTAGGGCTTGTGTACAGGCGCCTGATGGATGGAAGTTTGTAGTGGCGGACTACGGGCAGATGGAGTTGAGGTTAGCGGCGGCTGAAGCTAAGGATTCTCTTATGACTCAGGTGTTCCAGCAGGGGAAAGACCTGCATACGATTACGGCGACGCAGATTTATGGGGTCGCAGAGCATGAAGTTACAAAGGAACAGCGCCAGATCAGTAAGTCGGCAAACTTCGGATTGCTCTATGGAAGTGGTGCAAAAGGGCTTAGGAATTACGCAGCGTCTACCGGAATCCAGATGGATCTTGATGAGGCTGCGGAAGTGCGGGAAAAATTCCACGCTGCATATAAAGGCATCGCCGCATGGCAGCGCAAAAATGCTCGCGATGCTGACAAGGCTACGGGGAATCCATCTATCCGCATACGCATCTCGGGCTTGCGGCGGTTTCTACCGGGTGAGAACAATAAGCTCACCACTCGTTGCAACACACCAATCCAAGGGGCTGGTGCGGCAGTCCTCAAACTTACTCTCGGCAAACTGTGGCCGTTACTTCACGCCGACGGGGAAGATGTTGTGCGCTTGGCCGGCGTGGTGCATGACGAGATCATCCTGCTCGTCGCAGAAGAACACGCAGACACCTGGGCGCTCCAGCTGCAAACTGTGATGGAGGAAGCTGAAGCTCGTTGGTTGGGTGATATTCCGCCGCTTGCTGAGGCTAAGGTCGGGGATAGCTGGCAAGAGGCCAAGTGATCCAAGAGGATTTTGAGTACCGCGTTCGGATGCACGCGCGTCACGGTGGTACTCACGATCTGTTCATCGTCGCTCCAGATGCTTTCTCCGCGAGGATGAAGGCACTGGAGCTTTGTCCTGATGACCGCCCACAATCAATTCTGCGAGTCTCAGATTTAGTCTTATGAGTCGCGCCCGCACGGGAAGAGAGTTGGTAATGGAGTGGCTCCAGCGGGAGATTCGGCTAGCGAAAACGGCGGATTTGCAGCGGGCTGCAGCTTTTTTGGAGTGGGCGCGGGATATTCGGAAGGGCTGCTCCAAGCAGAGGGGTGGGGCGCGGGTGGCGCAGTCCAATGCGTGGAGGAAACGCGTGGATGACGATGTGCGGTGGTGAGACTACTGTGACTCAGTATGCTATTGTGTAGCAGACTAGACCGCAGGCCATGCCCCTGAACCACGGAAACAAGTATTACTGCCAGCTGCTGATTGATCCGAATCGCTACAAGCTGGCGGAGAATCTTGCGTCCCAGGAAGGGAAGAAAGTTACGGCGTACTTGCGTGAGCTGGTTTACGCGGGGTTGGCTTTGCGGTCAGGGGAATACAAGAGCGCTCAGGAAGCGGATGAGCAGGCATGGAAAGAGTCGGTGAAGCGGCGGGTTGAGGGAAGGATGCGCTCCAAGCAAGAAGGCAAAGTGTCAGAAACTGACGCATGAGACTCAGTTAATTGCCGTTACAGTGCCAGCGGCACTGAAAAAGTGCACTACAGTCTCACAGTACACGCACAGGAGCGATGACTCGCTACGTGGTTATGGCCGGGGACCGATGGGTTACGGCGGTCTACGGACCAGGTAATGGCATCGGATTAACAGCAACAAAAGAAGATGCATCAAGCTGGGTCACCTATGAAAAGGCTGTCGCTGCGGCGCGAGCTGTTGCTGAGTGCACTAACAGTCTTGTTGCTGTTCATAGCGTCAATGAACCCACCTATCCCCAATCATGGAAGTAGTGCCGTTTCAGGAGCAGCCGGATCCCGAACT